AACCGTTGATGGTGAATGTAAATGGTCTGACGGTTCCATTGGTGGATATTGCACCGAGTTCTATTCTAAAAATATAGAGATAGGAAATATTGTCAATCCTTTAGGAACATGTATAGATGTCGGATTTGGTCTTGAACGATTATCATCCATCGTATTCAATGAAAAGCCGAGAACAAAATTGGAAGAACTTGAAATCATGATGTATATGTTGATTAAAGATGGTTATATACCATCAAATACTGGTCCCGGTTATGTGTTAAGAAAGGTAATCAGGACACTTCTGAGATTGGGATATATATCCGACGATGATATGATTAAAAAAGAGAAAGACAAAGTAGAAAAATGTCTAAGAACATATTATAGGCTCAAAGAAAAACACCTTGACAAATCCGACCAGTGGTGGTATGATACCCATGGTATAAAAATATCAGAAATTATATGAAAAAATCTATCATCAAAAAAGCAGTTGTTTATAAAGTCGTATCTAAATATGAAATTACGAAAAACAACAAAACACAAACAGTCTTCAAAAGTTCATGTGGAAATAGATTGGGGAACCATTGCTTGAATTATACATTGAATGTCAAAACAACTCCAAAAATTGGAAAAATTTTTGTCTTTAAAAGTCTTTCTGCCGCAAAAAATTTCAACAAGAAATTCAATTATCAAGTTTTGGACCAAGTGGAAATTTTAAAATGTGAAACGGATGAATCCACTATTCAACCGATTCATATAAGAGCATGTGTCTCTGGTGATGATGCGTTTACTGTATTTTGGAAAAGTGGGATATCATCTGCGCCACGGAAAATATCTTCCAATATATATAGAAAGTTTTGTGGAAAGGTCGGAATAGATTTCAAAGAGGATAAACATGGAATATTGGAAAACATGCAAACGCCCCGTGGCAGCTATGTAACGGATTGGGTGATTCCAACAGAAATAGTATGATATATCACGGGACGTTATCTTGGAATATAGATGATTTGTCAAAGGCACTTGTGCTGCCTCCAGACGAAGTATGTAACTATTTTAAAGATGGAAGGAGAATTAGTTTTTTATTAGAGCGGAGACTCGCCACAGAAGTTTTAAATGCTCGACTTGCTTCGAGTGAAGCGGCAGATTTTGATATAATCGACAATAACGGAGATAAATGGGAGGTGAGATGTGTTACAAATTCGGGAGTATATTTTTGTCCAAGTTATATGGTAGGGTCTGGAAGAGAATTTAACATTGAAGGGTTTATTAAAAAAATAAATAATTTGAAAGGATATGTTTTAGTTGATATAGTCACATTTCCGATAGTTAAATTTTGGATTGTGCCAGTTGATATTATACAAAAATTGTGGGACAAAAGTTTACTAGGGCCAGTCACACAGGTTTCCAGAAATAGCATTTTAAATTTATTGAATAACGTCCCGACCAACGAAGTTGTCAATCAAAAAAACACCAATCCTCTATTTGAATTTTTTAAATGGGATGAATGATTATGAATATGAACAAATATACCATCATAGACGATACATCTGTTCCATGTTCAACCATTTTTGATTTGTTTTTTGGAAGCAAGTTAGTCGCCTCCAAATCTGATTTTAATCGGCTTATGAAACAAGGTGGATTGTATTTGAATGATGAAAAGGTTTCAAACAATAGAGAAATCACCACAGATGATTTTTTGTATTTCAAATACATTCTTCTAAGAAAAGGAAAGTCGAATTATTTTACATATCAATTTAACGGATTAAAGGAAGTAATATGAGCGATATAAGAGAAGTCAGTATATGTGGTCTAATAATATTTGTCAGAGTAAATTCAATATGCGAAAAATGCAATCAAGAAAAGGAAAATATACTCTACTACGGAGAGGTCTGTGTAAACTGTGATTCTCCTGAACCATTTAGTTATGAACGTGAAACAAAATCATAAACGTTGGCGGAAACAGTTTAATGAATCCGCCTTGAAACGTGATGGAAACAAATGTCGAGTTTGTGGAAAGGGACATGGACATTGTGTAGTTTTGGATGTTCATCATATCACAGATAGAAAAGAAATGCCAAATGGTGGATATGTTTTAAGCAACGCCATAACTCTATGTGAAGAACACCATTTGATGGCTGAACACTATCATATCAGTGGAAAAACAAAATGGGTAAAGTGGTTTCATCCAGATGATTTGTATCGAATGATTGGTAGTTCGTATGCACTTGCCAAGAAAGAAAGTGAAAATCTTTCTTGACATTTGAGAAAACTCGGTTATATTTATAGATGTTAGGATGTTCTTTGATAGTTTAACGGGCGCATATTTGGCATCGATTTAAGGTTGATGTAAATTTAGGCATGTAGAGGATGAATTGTCGGCCTCTTTAAAAAACAGTTCAAAAATTAACTGCTAACAACGTAGTTTCATTTGATTTCTCTCTCGAAGAGGAAACAAACGCTGTGTTGGCCTAATAAAAGGCTAATCCTATCAGGTTTGATGTCTCATAGAATCTGATACGAATTTTGAGATACGAAAAGATTCATTTATTCTGGTTTCTTTTTTAAACTTTTGAATATATACATCGGTAACTTTGTTGATTGGATAACGATGATGAACTTGAAATCAAAAAAACATGTAGTTCTGAAAATAATGATACTTTAAAGACACGGGTTCGACCCCCGTTGCGTCCAGAGCGTAGATAGAATACCACCTTCACGTTGGTTACGCTTGTTTAATACTAAGAGTATTCTATGGTAATTTGATTTCTTTAATAAACATAATCATTTCTTCTTTTTTATGATTATTTTTGGCTAAGTTTATTGCATAACACACAAATTCTACATTTCCTTTAATATAACCTTTATTTGAGTCAATCCTATCTAGGCTGGCCTTTTTGAGTGATTTTATTGAATGATATTTTGATGAACTGTCTGGAAGCAACATTTTAATTCCAGTGTATGGACATAACCCGTTTTGACTTTCCCATAGTTGTTTTAAATAATTTGCATCGATATTTATTGAATCAAGATGTTTTTTAATTGATGCTCTTCCTTTATTAAGGTATATTTTAAACGGAGACAGTTCATTTTTTCTATTATTTTCATAACCTTTAAATACTGGATATTTTTTGTATAATTTTTTGTAATGGTCTGCCGGAAGATTTAAATTTTTGTATGTTGCTACACAACCACGATTACAAAAATTTCCCATCTTTTCTTTCTTACATCTATTGATTTCTTTATTTTCTTTTTCAAATTCATTTCCACATGAATCGCATTTAACTTTTGTTTTACTCATATCTCTATAAGTAGTGGATGTGAGGAGATTATACTCAATTTATTTTTAATACGAATTAAAAAGCGAGATAGCAAAATTATCTCGCTTTTTTTGTTTTTTAAATCTATTTATTTACGTGACCGTTTAACACATTAAAGACTCACCCTATTGAATATCGTGAGGCTTATACCACAAAAAGTAGAACATTGAATTGTTCGAAACGTATAATAGGAAGCCAGCACCGAATTGTTGGCCACGTTAAACGGTCATTTTTTTATTGCCCGAATGATTCCACTCAAAAAAAATTTTGATTTTGTAAATAACACTGCTAGTGAATAATTCCCATTGAAAAAACAAAAAATGCACCGCATCAAACATGTGAGGTGCATTTTGATGTGCAGATACCGCTGTTGCATTGAATATTTCACAAGTCTGAGAACGTGGTGTAAAGTATAAATATCTTAAAAAAACCATCCCCGGTCGTTTTTTTGTAAATTTTATTAAAAATAAAAAATCATTAATTTTTTTGACAGCCTATTTATTTGTAGAATGGCAAAGAAGCTTTTGAGACATACTCCATATATTCTTCCACAAGAATATTCAGATATGAACGAGTTTATTGAAAAAAATAAACTTAAACTAACTGAACATGTTGTGTCTTCTATCGAATTTGCGGTAAACAACAATCTGGATATGGTTGAAATTTTCAATTTTGATAATTCGGGGTTCATTGTGACCATCGAAAAATCATCATATTCCGAAAATTTAGAAAATATATACAAGTATTATATTGAAACTGAACAATATGAACTCTGTCGCAGATTGAAGAATACTCAAACAAAACTAAATGAAACAGAAAAAAGATAAAAGCCCTCGGATTCATCAAAATTCAAAGATGAAAAATGAAATAACTATCAGAGATAGGGAGCTTACCCCTAAACAAATAGAGTTTCTACAACTAATGACCGATAGAGATACAAAAATGGTATTTATATCTGGTCCTGCCGGAACCAGTAAAACCTATCTTGCTGTCTTGGCACTTTTAAAACTTCTAAACACAAAGAAAGTCTCTGACATTATTTATCTAAGAAGTGCGGTTGAAAGTGCCGATAGTAAAATAGGTTTCTTGCCCGGTGAAATCGAAGACAAGATGGGACCATATATTCAACCCCTTGTTGATAAACTGAATGAGTTGATTTCAACCGCCGATGTGCAAAACTTGACAAAGGAAGGTAGAATTTCATCAGTTCCAATTAGCTTTCTACGTGGATTGAACTGGAATGCCAAAGGTATTATTATTGACGAAGCACAAAACTTGACCGAGGCAGAGCTAATCACGGCAATGACTCGTGTTGGTGAGTTTAGCAAAGTTTTTATAATTGGTGACCCAGACCAAGCAGATATAAAAAATAAAAGTGGGTTTTTCAAAACTATGGCCAAGTTCGATGACCAAGAATCTATCGAAAACGGGGTAAGAGTGTTGAAATTTACTGAGGACGACATTGTTCGTAGTGGTTTAGTTAAATTTATCATTAAAAAAATGAAAAAATAATTTGGCCATCTATTTATATTCAGTATAAAATATGCCAGATAATCCACGAACAGTATTTGAATTAACAGAATTGTCGTCTTCACAAGTCGATATTTCTGAAGACTTATTGTTTTTGACCAGAACAAATACACGAGAATTATCAAGAATAACTCCGGTAGAGTTGGCGAATTCTTTAAGTTCCTCATTGCACAGCGGTAGTTTTTATGGTAATTTGGTAGGAAGTGCATCATACGCAGATAATTCAAAATCGGCTTCATTTGCAAGTGTAGCTGCATCTGCTAGTGGAAGCGGTGTATATGCCGCCACAGCTTCTCTGGCGTTGACTGCAAGCTATTTGATTGGAAACGATGGCACAAGCACTTCGTCCGGTAATGTTGAAACAATAACACAGTCCAGTCATGGATTCTCGGTTGGCAAAGTTTTAAGACAAACTGCACCCGGTGTTTTTGTAACATCGTCATACGAATCAGACGCAAACGCTGAAACTCTTGGTATTGTTACAGAGGTAGTGGATTCCAATTCGTTTAAAATCTGTTATGGTGGTAAGTTTATATTAGTCGGTGGCAATCCAACGGTTGATGGAAACATCAATACATCAATCGTAAGTGGAACAACATATTTTCTATACACACTTGGTAATCTATACACAGTTGAAGATAATTTGACCGGTTCGGTTTCTAAACCGCTTGTCATAGGACTTGCCACAGCAAGTGCCGGGTCTTCTTCTGGTGTTTTTGTAAATTACCGTGGTGTTATAAAAGAAGAGGGTATATCTGCCGTTTATGCAGACCGAGCCTTGCTCGCTGATAGTGCATCATATGTGTCTTCGTCTGCGATTTCTGGTCCTATTCTAAGTGCATCGTATGCCGCCACTGCAAGTTACATTGCAAATGTCGTAACATCTTCATATGCGAACACCGCATCTTACGCAAACACGGCAGGAAGCTCATTAACTGCCTCATATGCACTCGTGGTAGAGGGTAATAGCACATACGAATCTTGGCCTCTTGCACAACGTCATATAGGAACTACAACTGCGGACATTTCTTCGAAGTGGTCATATTTTAATATACCAGACAGGTTGTGTTATTCAACATCTACATATCTTTTGGAAGTAAGAATTCACGATAGCACCACATCAGCAAATTTTGGATGGATGAACGACCCAAGTGTTTTGGCAGTCGGTTCAATGGCAGGAAGAATAGGATTATTTGACTATGATGCCACAAATATAATAACATTCATAAGTGGTGTCGGTGGTGGTGCTGGTCAAACAGCAACGATATCAACCGGTCCCGGCACATCATTCACAATGGAGGATTCAAGTGCAGTATCAGTCAATAGTGCAGTTCCGTTTACGATTAATCAAAACGGTAGAACATTGTTTGTTTTAAAAAATATCAATCGCTTAGAGAGAATATTGAGTCGAGTATCCTATTTTCTAGGCGGACCAAATCTTTTATATGGATTTGATTCATATGCCCAATTAAACATATCACGCCTTGGAGCGGGAAGTGTGAGTTATACTAAACCAGTCGGGTATAACGGCACGTTTTATACATTAACATTCAGCTAAGATAAATAAGTAAATATGTCAAACTCATCGTTTAGAATAACATTTCCAGCAACCGCAAGTTTTTCTTTATCCTCATCCTATGCATTGATGGCAGAGCAGACGGTTTCATCCAGCTACATTTCTTTAAACAAGACTTCACTTGGTTATAAAAGCAATTTTTCTGAAAGTATATGGATTGGAAAAAGAACGGATAATATCAGCGGTAGTGGAACATATGTTGACCCATATGATGGTTCTACATGTGATAAATTCGATTACATCTTGCGAAGATATTGGTCAAACGGTTCGCAAAGCTTGGAAGTGAACATACTTCCCGGTATCTACGAAACACGAGGCAATTACGATTATTACAATTATGGTAGCCAGATAGAGAATAAAGGTTGGAGAGCGCACAATAACTGGAAGATTCAGGGAAGTGGTATTGATGTAACAGTTCTTAAACTTACCGGCTCAGACTGTATTTTATCTGGCTCTGGTTATGGAGCGTTACAGGCACTTGCGGTTTCATGTGGTCCAGATGGGGAATATACTGGTCAGTCTGTTAAAGATTTAACAATTGACGGTAACTACACCCAAATATCCGCATCATACGCACCGGTTGGTGTGAATGTCGGGGCAGTTGGATTTCGTGGAACAAATCACAACATAAGTGATATCAAAGTCATCAACGTGGCATGTAAGAATGGTAACGAAGGGTTTCCAATTTTCATAGATTTTTATTATGAGGGAACCGGTAAAATATCCCGAAATAACGTCATTGACAACGTGAAAGCATATGTGTTAGACGGATGGATGACTGCAATTTCCATCGGGTCAAACAATAACAACAATGCATCATCATATTTCAGTGCCATATCTGGAAGAATTTCAAACTGTTATGTCGAAGCACCGGATGTTTCTACTCATGATATTATTGGATATGGTGGATTCGCACTTGATGGGGTTGTATATGAAAACAATGTAAGCAGATATTGTGATTATGGTGTAAATATCGATACTTTCAGAAATCGAAACCTCGTTTTTAAGAACAACAAATTTTTGGCAAATCAATCCTATGGTATTATTTGCACAGGTGGAGCAACAAGTAGTTTAAATGAATGGCCAACCGAGAACGTTTTGGTTGATGGTAACGTGTTTGAGCAGAGAAGCAACACAACGGCAATCACACTTATTCAGAAGGCTAACAATTTCATAATAACAAATAACTCGTTTTTATCAACCGGTTCGTCGGCAACAAATATCACGTTTTTAGATATCAGAAATTCTACATCCGCTGGGTTTTTAAATGGAACTGGCTCACGAAACGTGTCGGTGAGAAATAATTATTTCAATACATCATCATATAGTGATTTGACAACTTATTCAACGGTTGATAATATAATGTATGAACGAGAGGGACATTTCACAAATCTCCTTTTTGCAAAATCAAGAGACAGTGGAAGCACTAACGCAATTCGTTTTTATAAAGATTATGCGGGTGATTATCAAAACGATTTGGGATTAATATATTTTCAAGAAGAGCCAGTCGATTCGTCAGAGTTTGTGTTTCAATTGGGTGATAATCCAGATGGTAGTGATAAGTTTGTGTTTAAAGTTGGAGATGTAAACATCAGACCGGTCACCGAGATACATGTAAGTGGATTGTTGAATCATTATAGTTCAAGTGATTTTGGTTCTCGTGCCGTGGATAAACATTCATTCACGGGTAGCATGGAAGTGTCTTCGAGTGTAAAAGTTGTCGGGAATATAACTTCTTCTGGATTTATTTTGCCACAAGCAGCACCAATCACAGCTTTGTTGCAGACTGGCTCAATGTATGTGGATTTTGCTGCGGCCAAAATCTATATATTCAATGGAACAATATACTTGACCGCATCGTTAACAAGCTAATTATAAAATATGCCATTAATATCAGTAAAAACTAGTGCATTGACAGAGGACGTAACAATTTCTTTAAATGATTTTATTGCACTTGTTGAAAGCTCGTCATTGACTAGTGTAAGAGTATCCGTGGACACGTTTGCTGATTTTTTGGCACAAAACGTAAACACTGGTAGTTTTAGTGGAAGTCTGAACGGAAGTGCGTCATATGCAACAAATTCAAAAAATTCTGATACTGCAAGTTTTGCCAGTGGAAGCGGGGTTACTGCGGTCACCGCAAGTTATGCTTATACTGCAAGCCACGCACTAAACGTTGGTGATAACGGAACTGTCGAGACTGGTGTTCAATATCGATTGGCATATTATCCAACAACAGATAATTCAGTTGATGATATTAATGGTGTTTCTTGGGAAAATAATACAATTAAAATTTCAGGAGGGTTGAGTGCGTCTGCCGAAATTATCACGACATTAGTTACCGCAAGCGCATATCTTGCTAACGGCACCGGAATAAGATTCGTTGGTTCTGCTAGTTATGCTGAAAATGCAAAAACGGCAATAACTGCAAGTCATTTATCAGCAAACTCTCGTATTAACGGACCTAGTTTCATAGGCGCAGTAGTAACAGATAAGCACGCAGTCACAGGAAGTCTTGATGTTAGTGGAAGTTTTAAACTAAACGGAACAACTATTACAGCCGTTCCAACATTTGTAAGTTCAAGCCTGTATGCGATACCAACAACGGATGGTTCCGCAGTTAGCTTTGCACATGGATTGAGTAGAACACCAAGCTTTGTTCGGGTGGTTATCTACAGACAGGGACTAAGTTCTGCGAATGTCAATGAAAATACATACTCCGTTGGAGATGAAATTGATATAACTGACCTTGCCGGTGGTGGAGTGTATGATTATAATCCGGTTGTTGTGACCACAAACAGCACTACTATAAACGTAGGAAGTCAGTGGGCGTCATATTATTTAAATGGAATTTCTACAAAAGATGGTGCTTTCAATACGGCATTTACAGTCACTGTTGCAGACTGGCGTATAAAAATTTATGCCGCTATATTTTAATCGTTTTTGATTTTTCCTTCATATATATGGCAAAGGGCAATTTCAAATATTGACCATAAAACTTTACTATATGGAGAAAAATGAACTTAAAAAATGTATAAGATTGCTAAAAAAAGCAATAAAAACCAATGATTGGGAATCTATCGAAGAGGCCAAAGAAATTTTGGAAGCTGCTTTAGAAAATGATTTTGGTGAATATGATGAGGAGGACTAAAATTTATGATACTGACTATAATAATTTTATCCCTGTTTCTAATCACTTCCGTTATTATAAACATTTATCTTTTTAATGGTATATCCATAGTTGAAAAAAAGATAGAAACTTATGAAGAGTGGATATTAAATACAATAAAAAATATTGAAAATACATATAATCGTGTTAAGATTATTGATGATAAACAAATTTTCGAGAAGGACGATGAAGTAGGTGTCGTCTTCCAAAATTTGAAAAACACGATAGAATATCTAAAAAACAAAGTTAAAAATGAAGAAGATTAAATCATCAAAGTCTGGAATCAATGTCGAAATAAATGAACCAAAACTGATTGGAATCGCCGCTGATGCGACTGTAATCGGTTTGCCGGTGAGTATCCCAGAACCAAAAAAGAGGGGAAGAAAATCCAATCCAGCAAGTGTTGAAAAAATGTATTTTACAAGTGAAACCGAGGACGCTATTGAACAATATAATAAAGAAGAATCACAGGAAATACGTAATCACATATATAATCTAAAAATTAAGCACAGTTTTGAGAAACTTGTTGAAAACATCTTCAACAAGTTTAAATTTACTTACTTTGATGTGGGTCCGCTTGATGTTCAACGAGAAGCCATTTCACATCTGGTGGCAAATATGAGTAAATATGATAAAACTAAAGGTAAAGCCTATTCATATTTCAGTATCGTTGCCAAACACTACTTCATATTTCACAATAACAGCAACTATAAACGATTTAATCAACATGTAGATATTACCGAGGCACCATCTGAGAGTTCCGTGTGTTTACAGTCTGAAGATGCTCATTATAAAAATGTTGAGATGAACGAATTTATGGCGATGACTGTAAAATATTGGGAAGATAACATCAATAAAGTATTTTCTAAAGGAAAAGATTTGGCTATTGCAAACGCCGTTCTTGAGATTTTAAAAAGGTCGGGGACTATTGACACGTTCAATAAAAAAGCCATATATCTTTACATAAGAGAGATTTCTAACTGCAAAACACAGCAGATTACAAAAGTAATTAACAGAATGCGAGATTATCAACGCCAGATAACAAAGCAGTATTTGAATTCAGGAGTGATTTAAAATGGATTTTGAATTATACAAAAACAAAAACATGTCCAATTTATATGAGGACATTGTAACAAACTCGGAGTTTAACCGAAGTGAAGTTGGGAACATGATTGTCACTCTTAAAGGATACATCAAAAACGCCAACGATGCGATTGTTTTTGCTCCAATAATTAAAGAATATTTGGATATAGGTGTGAAAAATGATGAACAATTGATTAAATTGTGTGCTGTGGTGCAGCGGATAATGTCTAAAAAGCCAGAGGGTGCCGCAGATAATGCGTTTATAACCGAAGATGAAATCGCTCAGATAAACAAAGAGGTTGAAAATCTAAACAAAAAGACTGCACAAGTCATGGATAACGATAAAAAGTAATGTCATATTTTGCTCAAACAAATTCGAACGGTAGTTTTTCAGAACAAAACTATCAGGGACTTTTACCTGCGACATCAGGCAAACAGCCCATGGTCGAATTTTATGAACAGGAGCCGGGTGTTGTGTTGGATGTGATTGTGGACGAAAATCATCCAATTATTCAGAAAAATAAACAGAACTTTACTGTTAAATCACAAAACTGGCCACCGAATTATAAAGACGAATCTCCATCATCGAACGATATAGATTATACTTGGGTTGGTAGGGCGTTAGTGCGAATGGTTTACTCACAAAAAAACATTCCACAAGAGGAATTAAAATGGGCAAAACCATTGAACGTTTCGGGTGTAGTAGAATTTCCATTGGTTGGTGAAATTGTCATCGTTGTAAAATACATGAATGAATTGTATTATACAACCAAATTAAACACGAAAGGTATTGTAAATAACAGCATAGATTTTTCGTATGACGCTGCATATGGTTTAAATAAAAATGGAAGCATTCAAAGCAGTGACTCGGACAATATTCAGATAACCAAAAAACTATCTGGTCCAGAATCAATATTTGGAAATCCCAACGGAACGGCGTTGTCTAAAGGAGTCGTTGGAAAGAATTTCTTAGCAAATAATCGCATACGAAGTCTTCGTAAAAAAGAAGGAGATACGTCGTTTGAAAGCCGGTTTGGACAATCTATCAGATTCACATCATATTCGGATGATGATTCCATAAACAGTGGAGATGGAAAAAATAAAGCATATGAAGTTCCATCATATAATTCACAAAAAAATCCTACATATGGTCCGGGTAATCCGACTACTATTATTCGTAACCGTCAACGACAATTGGCTGGTGATAAAGACATTTTAATTCATCCAAGACTTCCGAAAATTCCAAAAATCAAAGATTATGAGAAAAACGTCGGTGGATTGATTTCAGAAGATATAAACCACGATGGTTCGTCGATTGTGATGACATCTGGAAAATATGATATTGGTTGGAGAACAACGATATATAAATCTATTTTCTCAGCAAACAGTGAACAACCAAATATAGTTTCTGGAAGTGAAGAACAAGTGGCATTTTCTCCTAACGGAAGCACATCATATGTTATTCCGAAATTTTTAGGTGACCAAATATTCATACAAAGTGATAGACTGATATTCTCATCCCGATTTGGCGAGATATTTAATTTTGGTAAAAAGCGTATATCATCTGCGACTGATGGTGAATACACTATCGATGCTCATGGCCAGATTGTCATGACAACCAATGTTAAAACTGTAATAAATTCACCGGCTATATATTTGGGACAATACGATGCAACCGGTGAACCGGCGTTACTTGGTCAAACAACGATTAACTGGCTATACAATCTTTGTAATTGGATGTTGAATCATACTCATTGGTATAAGCACAGTCATCCAGATGCGGGAGAAGCTATTCCCGATAAAACACAAAAACCAGTTGAGGTATTAGAATTGGAGAGTTTACGGGATTCCCTACAGACATTAATGAGTCGTAGGGTTTTTATAACCGGTGGTGGATTTGCGCCGGGTGTAAATGGTGTAAACCCAGCCGGAACAGACTCTTCGATAAAAGCAACGGACATAAATATTGTTACCGGAATGGGTGTTCCGGGTGGTTTTAACGGAAAAAATTTCAGATAATTTAATATATATAACTATGAAAGCATCAGATTTTGAAAAAATGGTAGAGAAAATAGTGGATAAAGTAGTCACTAAAAGATTAAACGAGTATATTAATAACACCGGTGCGGCGATTATTAATGATGCCATTAACCAAGGTATAAACGGACAGTTGGACTATCTAATCGAAGAAAAGATACAGGATTTTTACAAAAAACAGAAGCCACAGGCTCCAGCACCGAGGTTCCAGCCTCCAGCACCACGGGCAGCGCAACCACAAGTGTCAAGAACAACACAATCTGATTTACAGTCATTAAACGAAGCTTTACACGCTCGTAGGCCGCAAGCACAGGCACCTACGATTGTAACAAAAAACCCAGCACTCAATGCAATTTTACAGCAAACCGCTGAAGAAACTATGCAAAAAAAGGCCAAGGAAGAGTTTGAGGCCGAGAACGGTTTTATGATAACAGAAAATACAGCACCAGAACAGGCGAATGTGTTGGATGTTATACAAAATACAAACTTTGCTGATATTGTAAAGAAAAGTAAGCAGTTCAGAGGTGGTGGTGCAAAGGTTGGACTAATGGCTGATGAGAATACAAGATATAACGTCGAAGACTAAAAATGAAACCATTAGGAATTAAATTACCTATAGAAGTTGGTCCGAACGGATATTTTGACCAACATTTCGACTCTATTGCTCAGATTAAAACAAACCTGTATAATTTCTTTGCCACAAAAAAAGGAGAACGGAGATTCAATAAAACATGTTTTTCGAAAATAAATGAATTACTTTTTGAAAACGAAGGTGTGATTGATGGTGATGTTATAACACAGTCCATAAGGAAAGAATTGGAAAAAAATTTTCCATCTTTAATTATTAACTCGATTAATATAACAAAACAAAAGCAATTTGATAATTATACTGTTAGAATAGCAATCATATTTACATATAAAAAAGAAGAAAGTAGCATAGAAATTGCATTATAATATGTCTTCACAAATAAATAAAAGTTTTCAAGCAGGAGATAAAAACGTAAAATATACGTCTAAGGATTTTGCATCGCTAAAATCTAACCTCCTAGAATTTGCAAAGTCTTACTTTCCAAAGACATATAACGATTTTAGCGACGAATCTCCGGGTATGATGTTTATCGAAATGGCATCTTATATCGGTGATGTTGCATGTTTTTATTCAGATTATAGTTTTAAAGAAAGATTGATTGATTATTCGTCCGAAAGAAAGAATTTGATAAATTTGGCCCGGTTTAATGGTTATAAAATCAAACCTACAAAACCCGCTGTTGGTGTTTTAGATGTTTATCAATTGGTTCCTGCCATATACAGTGAAGAAAGCCTAGACTATATCCCAGATGAGCGGTATTGTTTGATTCTTCAGCAGTATATGGAACTTAAAAATTCCCGTGGAGAGTCTTACATAACAAGCGAACCGGTTGATTTTAGACAAAATACGGAGATTTCTCCAAGAGTGGCCACAATTTATTCAAGAGGAGCAAATAATGTGCCACAATTTTTTCTTCTAAAAAAACAGGCCAAAATAATTTCTGGTAAAATACTAACATATGATGTTGCTATAACAACTGCGGAACAGTTCAAGCGGGTAAAACTGCCTGAGAATAACGTTTTAGAAATCATATCGGTGGTTGACTCGGATTCTAACCGTTGGTATGAGGTGGAGTATCTTGCACAGGGTGTAATACAAGTTGAAGATGATACAAACTTCTCAGCATCGGTCCAAACTATTCAGAATCTCATAACATCAAAAAAATTCATTACATCTGTTGATGAGGAAAACATGACTTCACTGATATTTGGGCCGGGAACAGAGAATTTTCAAGGAAAAGTCGTTTATCCAAGTGCGGAAAATATCAATGTCGGATTTAATGGAAACAATACTCGTGATATATTTATGGATTTTACCAAATTGTTTGATGGAAACAATCTTGGAGAAGCACCAGCAAACACAACTCTTACAATAGAGTATATTACAGGTGGTGGATTACAGTCTAATTCAAATGTTGATGAAATACAAACAATTCAGAGATATACAGTGTTGAACGATAAATCTGGATTTACACCGGGACAATTGGACTTGTTTAACACAATACTTACATCGCTTAAAGTAAACAATACTGTCCCTGCGGTTGGTGGAGATGGTGAGGAATCACTTGAATCCATACGTCAAAACGCTAAAAAAGAGTTTATGTCACAAGGAAGAGCGGTCACATCGGACGATTATATTGTTCGGGTTTTGACAATGCCATCCAAATTTGGTAATGTTGCCAAGGTATATGCCACTGCTAATCCAGAACAAAATTCGTCAATCAATTTGTATATTTTGACATATGATAGTAACAAAAACTTGGTGCCATGTAACGATATTATTTTCAAAAACATCAAAAAATATATAGAAAAATACAAATTACTTACCAATTCAATCAACATTTATGACGGATATGTTATAAATATAGGAGTTGAGTTTAAGGTAGATGTATATTCAGGTTTCAATAAAAACAAAGTTCTATCCGAGTGTGTTGCGGCTGTTAAATCCTTTCTAAGCATCGAAAAAATGAACTTCAATGAAGCATTGAACATTTCACAACTAGAGCTTGAAGTGGCAAAAATTTCGGGTGTTAAATCATTACAATATTTGACAATCAACAACCTTAATATAAACGATGGGGCATATTCTACCATTGAATACGATATCAACGGAGCAATAAAAGATAAATTGCTATATCCGCCAAAAGAACCGGCCATATTTGAAGTCAAGTATCCTGACCGGGATATCGTTGGTATTTCAACATAATAAAATAATTTAAATCAAAATCAATTGGATTCTGATAATTATATGTTATACAGATATGCATCATTTTTTATATCCAAACAAAGACACATTCATAACCAATTGTGAGGGTTATGAGTATAAGAACTTCGGAACAGATGAAGTTCTTGAGGTTATGTCACTGCAATCTGTGGATTTGGTGCTAACCGTGACTGGTTCTGTAAACCAATGGATAGTTGCCCCAACATCTTCAACAGCATATGGAGTGGAAGGACAGATAACATATGACCAAAACAGCCAAACTTACTTTTTATATACAGAAAATCACTGGACAACCGCTTCCGTATCTGATTTTTCATATACAACGTTTAATACAACATCTTCCGGCGTTAATTACTTTTTAAACAAGTTCACAGGAAGTGTTATAGGAACACTTTCAGGTTCAGGAGCCTCATCAGACTTGTGGGTGACTTCTAGTGTGTATGGAACAATTGTAGGATTTTCTGGAAGCATTGAGGGAACGGTTGATTCAGTTCCATATAGCGGAACATATAACAACCTTAACGGATTGTTTTCTGCAAGTCTTGCCGGAAGAATAACATCTAGTTTTTCAGCATCCTTGACATATGCAAGTGGAAGTTTAACCGGTTACACCGGAAAATATATAGGAAGTTTGGTATCAGGGTCATTGCTAATATACAACACTTACACTCGCACACAATTTGCTCCAGAAATGAGTCGAACGCTAATTCGGTTTGATTTAAGTGAAATATCAGCATCAATTGCGGCTAATGAAATTGACGATTTGGATACTCTCAAGTTCTATCTACGTCTTAAATCATTGGAAACAAATGAGGTTCCGTTGAATTATACGGTTTATGCATATCCACTAAGTCAATCGTGGGATATGGGAACTGGTCGATTGGCGTATAACGGAACACTTGATGGAGCATCGTGGTATAATCGAACCCCGAACAGCATTTGGTATGGAACAAGTTCAGTAGATGATTTTACAACAAACAATTATCTAACGGCATCAACATATTCGGACCAATCATTCCGAAAAGGTGGTGGAACGTGGTTCTATAAAGTTCCTGATAACTACACAACGTCTTCCATAAGCTACTTTTCCGACATCAACAACTCATCTTCTTTGATATGTTCACAATCGTTTGACTATTCAGAGGCAGATGTGTATATGGACGTTACACGAATGGTTAAAGCGTGGCTTGTAAATGCAATTCCAAATGAAGGTATGATTATTCTTTCATCTGAGGAAGTTTCTCCTGTAGATAATTCCTTTTTGAAATTACAGTTCTATTCAAAAGAAACGAACACAATATATTCACCCGCCCTTGATGCTGTGTGGGATGATAGTGTCTTTGAAACCGGGTCATTGAGTGCCGTATCAACGTTCGAAGATTTTGATATAAGCATCAAAAACCTTGCGAAAGAATTGTCATATGGAAATGTAAATAAAGTGCGAATATTTGCCAGAGAAAAATATCCACTCAAAAACTTTACCAAGGGAACACAATTTTCACAATATTTAACTGCATCATATCTACCATCAAGTAGTTATTATATGATAAAAGACAATGAAAGTGAAGAAGTTGTGTATGGGTTTGATAATTATACAAAAATAAGCTGTGACGGAGAATATAACTATTTTACATTGGATACGACAACATTGCCACAAGAAAGATATTTAAGAGTAATCATAAAATCGGTTTTACCGGATGAGGTAAAAATTCTTGATAAGGGATATATATTCAAGGTAACCAGAACATAATATTGTGAACGAGATTCTAAAACAATTTAATCTATTTGGAGAAGTTTCGAACAATTTCAACAAATATGGCGTTTTAAAGGTGGACAATGAATCCCCGTTCATAAACATTCCTTTAAAAAACGTCACATTGTCGCAATCTCAGATAATAGATTTTGAAGAGATTGCGTTTACAGAGTTTAAAAAACCTGAGCCTGATTTTGTTGAAGTGTCAGCAAGCGAAGAAACCACAGAGACGGTTACTACAAACACAGTGGATGGTGCAAATCAGAAATTAAATGAAAAAATAAACGAACTGAATGCTGAGAAGGATGCTGCTAGAGATGTTATTATAGATTTGAGAAAACAGCTTGGGGAATCGACATCTGACAGTGATTTTGCAGAAACGTTCCCATATCTAAAAAAGTAAAATATGTTTTTTATAAACACCGAATTTAGTGGAAGTGACTCATTGAAGAGTGGTTCTATAATCGAAACCACAGACTTCAATTTGTATTCTTCCGGCAGCATAACTGACCAAAACTTTGGTAAATCTTTCAGAGATAGACTGGATGTTTTTGTTTTGGATTCTAATGGAAACCGAATATTCCAAAGCGAGTATCAACCTAAACAGAACGTCGCATCATATGATTCTGCGTTTTATGACTTGAATGATACGTTTCATAAAGTAAAAATTGAAATAAAGAAACCAAACTTTCCAATATCATTCAAACGAAACATCTTGTTAAACGTTCCTGAGATATTGTCTGATATTGGTTATACCAATGGGGCAGGAAGAATGATGGTTGCGTTTGCCAGAGATTTGGTTGGTAGTTCAACAAACCCGATTGTTTTGAAACAGATAAGTTCGGATAGAAAAGAACTCATTTTCTCTCTCGTTGGTCAAAATCAAAACAGTATCAACACAGCCGCCAAGAAAATTTGTGTGTTTGAAGTTTTCGAAAATTTGTTGCAATCTATCGAAAAATATCAGGTTGGTAACGTTACCATAGTTCAATCAGATATTGATGTTTTTCAGAAAACCGTCGGGTTATCAAGACAGTCTGAACTAATACAGTTCTTTTATGAGACGTATTTTGGGTTTTCAAAAACAGTGGAATCGTCAACCGGAATATCATCAACCAATCAATTTACTGGTATTAAGGGATATATACGAAATTTCTTGGAAGAGAATTATTATAACGCATATACGTATGAAGATTTCATAACAGCCATAGATACAATTGTTAAAGATTCAATATCTAAAAGAATATCTGGAATAAATTCACATTTCGTGGATGGTGGTTTGGAGATAGTCGATTTGATATTTACCAAGCTATACAATAGTTCGATACGCAACGAAATTGAAACATCGTTAAAACAATTCGTCTCAGACTATTTTTTACCATTTTCATCAAACATAAACTTTGGAAACGGAAACGTCTATGCCATTTTAAATCAATATACAATCAACGATGAACTGGTTGTTAAGATTGCGGACCAGTTACCAGATGTTTTTGATGTCAAGTCGAAGGCGTGGGTCACTGCGTTTCTAAAAACAATCTATTATTTTGATTTCGAAAAAACTGTAGTAAGCACATCAAACACAATTAAATTATCGGACATCAATTTTTCTGCAAAAGAAAGACAGTCGCAGGATTTCGTTTTCACAGAATATTCTGGTTCAAATAAAAACGCCATAGATTATTCAGAATGGGAAAACTTTGTGATATTTTCATCAATCAATACCAGATTGAAGATATTCAAAAATAAACTAAACGAAATATCTACGAATAATACTAAAATAACAACCAACAATCTTGCAGCAAGTAGCGCAACAACGATTGTCAGCGCATCGTTTATTTCCGAGAATGAGACACTGCAAAACAAAACCACTGGAATTATTACTGCATTTGATGGATATGAAGAATATCTGTATGATTTGCATTTGACGGGTGGATTGGAAGTCAATCCAACTTTAGATTCGTTGATATCATCTTCTCTGGAATATGACCATAATAATCCTGATGCTCTTGTTAATAACTTGCCACAATATATTCTACAAAACGACGACAATTCAGATTTCGTAAAATTTGTTGCAATGATTGGTCATTTTTTCGATAATATATTTGAAGAAATTAATGCTAACGAGAATTCAAATAAAATCGAATATAAAAAAGTCGAAGAAATATCGTTCGGAACACAGGAAATATTAGAATCACTTGGATTTGATGCATCGATATTTACGATTTCAACCGAGAACTTGCATAAAGATGCAAACAACCGATATGATAGTGACGAATTAAAAAATCTCATCAAGAATAGAATAATGAACAACTTCCCAGAGTTGTTGAAATCGAAAGGAACGAGCAAAGCCGTTCAAGAGTTACAATCCATTTACGCAATACCGGATAACGTTCTTGATATCATCGAATATAAAGTAATAGAAAACGGAAAATCTATAAGAAAAACTCAGGACACATTAAACATGCCTAGAGTTGAGGTGGATGAATATTTTAGAATTCCAATATACGGAAATACAAAAACAATTGAGTTTAGTTTTAAATCAGACGGAAAAGAACTGGAAACGAACAAGGACTATTTGGTATTTGCGAAGACATATAATACGAAGTTATACATAACCAAATTATTGGATGATATGTCTGCCAACATACGAATTGATGTTGACGGAACATCGTCTGAAATAGAAAATGTTAAAATTTTGGATGGAAATGTATATACAGTCACCCTCCAGTCGAAAGAAATCCCATTCGAATTACAAACTACTGGTTCTCCAAAAATAATCAAATTGCAGGTTGAGAGGGCAGATTCTGGAGACATTGTGTTTAGTCAGACGGCATCGTTCATTGCATCGCCGTCTATATACGGAAAGTTTGAATCCGAGGGAGTTGCATTGATTGGTAACTTCTTCTCACAATCGTTTTCAGAATCTGTCGGGTTTAAAGGAAACTTTTCGAACATAAAGATTTATTCAAATGAATTGTCATCTTCGGTATTATCAAACCACGCCAAAAACATAAAATCAATTGATTATGGTGGTGACACATTACATGAAAATCTACTGTTCTATGTAGATTTTTCGGAACCGGTAGATTTATACGGTAATTATACAAGTTCAGACATAGGTTCTACTGATTATTTTCAGTCGTATTTAAACAGAAACAAGTATTACACGAGCAGTTTTACTGCACATAATTTTAAACAGTCTCCTCTGGAAGATGATTGTTACGTTGGTAATCTTTGGACATCCAGTGCGTTTCCATATCAGTTTGAGCAAGTTGTCAAAGAACAAACATATGATTTGAGTATTCCTATCAATTTCAATGTGAGTGATTTTATAAAAAAATCAACTCAGAGAAATTCTGGATTTTTAAAAGTCAATGAAATGTCAACAAGTGAAGAGGATTCAATCATTGATACCCCAATTGCTGGTGTCGTATTGAACCCATTTAAATTCAATGACAGAAACAATTTGAACTTAATATCTGAGAGAGATTTAAACTCAATTGTTGGGTCACCTGAAAATCAGAAAAAAGCTCGTTACTACGATATAGATTCGCTGCGAAACAAAAAAGCATATACTACCTTTTCAAATATCAACCGATATCAAGAATTTGTCCAGATTTTACAAAATTATGTGGATGGTGGTTTTTTTGCATCTGTTAAACATATTCTACCCGCTCAAACAAAAGATATATCGGGGTTGTTGATAAAACCTCTGGAGCTTGTCAGGGACAAATATCAACACAAAGACCGAACCGCAACGGTTGGAAACTATTTTGATGAAAAAAACATCAAGCCGACGATATCTTCTGAAAAATATGAACAGAAATCTGCTAGTGTTGAGATGTTGAACTATGATAACACAAATCATTCGCCGGTCAATTATTCACCGTCATACATGATTTCAGATGATGGTTGTCAATTTATTAAAAATAATTTAATTAATACCCCGGCGTTAAGTTTTGTGTATTTACAAGAAAAATTGTCGTCTGTAAAACAAGAAGGTAAATCTTACCTATACAAGCTTGTTGTGGTTCCTGTTCAAGAAACAATCCTAATAAATGGACAAGAGTTGGTCAGAACTTATTATAAAGAATTTCCATATGCGTTCTATGAATTAAGTTCGGTGAATGCTGATGGAACGGTTACACGAGCTAAAAAACTACAGGTTCCAGACCTGTCATTCAAAAATTTCGTCACTTTGCAATGTAATTATTATAAACATCACAAATCACTTGACCGAAACGCATTACGCCAACACAACTATGCGGGTGTAATCAATCAGGGAACGGGAAGATTTTATAAAAAGGGTAAACAAACCGCAGAATCAACTGTTAATTCAGTTGGCCAATTGGACGGTTCATCTCCTATAGAAAGCATTATAGTAACGAGAAATCAAACGAATTTGATTTAAAATAAATAATCGGATATACTTATAACTAGGTATGGCATATTTAGACAATAAATTTATTACAGTAGAAGCAACACTTACTAAAAAAGGGCGTGAATTGCTTGCTAAAGATGGAACTTTAAAAATAACTCATTTCGCTCTCGGTGATGATGAGATTGATTACACATTGTATCAGCCGAATCATCCACTTGGCAGCGCATACTATGATTATGCATTGCGAAATACACCCGTATTCGAGCCTGTTTCGGACGAATCACAAGCATTGAAATTTAAGTTAGTGACTCTTCCATACGGAGTTACTGCCATACCAACAATTTCAATCGCCCAAACCTCAATCGAAGTTGATAGTAATTATTCAGGAGATATAATAATTTCACCATCAACCAATCCGTCTTATAACACTACACTAGGCTATACCATTATTTTGTCAAATAAGAATATTGGCACTTTAGTAGTTACTGAGATGAATTCTGTGGGGTCAACATCAAGCACGGTTCCATCATTTGCAGGGGACATTGCCACCGAATCTTCTCAGGTTGTTGTTGGTAATAAATTCAAGTTTATTCCAAACAGCTCAATAACCAAAACAACCAGCGCAACCATAACGATTTATGGTAATGAAAGCGGTGGAAGTCTAAGTATTCCGGTTACAGTAACAAAGGTTTAAAAATATGATTTTAGGAAAATTTAATGATGAAGATGTAGTATTCGGTAAAACGAGCCGAGTCACTTCCGGGCTTTGGTCCGGTGGAGCATACGAAATCGAGCAGGACGATTTTCAAACACTCGATTCCCAATTGGTTCTAACCGGTTCAAACTCCACCGAGATTCTGAATGGTGCTTATTATATTGATGTATATGACGCATCGCCAGCAGCAAGTGGTCAGGTGTATTTCACGATTGCATATGGCCATTACAGTGGTAGCGGAAGCTGTGGACAGTTTAACGATACATTGCAAGCATATCCTACCAAGGTTGTTTATAAGCAACTTAAAAATGCACTACTATCACCAAGCGATGTCTTGTTTTCATTTACGACTGGTAGCACGACTGTAGATTCTGTTGAAATAGTGGCATTGAATTTTTCAAACGATAAAATCAAAGACCGACTTGATGAGGGTCAGTTCCAGATTTTTCTTTCGGGTTCAAATGGATTGTTTAAATTCATAGACGACTCTGTGTATTTGAAGAAAAACTCCGATGTTTTCTCCATCGTAAGCGGTAGTATAGGGTCTGATGGAACAGTTACTTACACTGGAACGTCTGGTGCTGTTCCTATATATGATTCCATTGGGTTGTTTTATCCAAAAGCAGGTATCGTTATCTTCAATGCCACGAAAATAGCATCTTTGGTTGGAATTCCAACAAACACTGCGGTTGTGGCTGGAAGTGCATATCCAAACAATAGTCAGATTTTCTTGAACGCAATTACAGCGGCTGGAACAAACAAGCTTAAAGCGAGAAAATCTGAGTATATACCATCTCGTCATTATTTCGTTAGAGCTAAAAACCGAGATTTTAATTATTCCAACAATCCAAGCTATGTCAATGATGGAACCGATGGAACAATCCGTGGAACGATTAAACACCAAGAATTGGTGAGTGACCCAAAAACTTACATAACAACTATTGGATTGTTCAATGAGAATAATGAATTGGTTGCTGTGGCCAAACTCAGTTCACCATATGTTAAAGGATTTGATAACGAGATGTTGTGTAAGATAAAGCTTGACTTTTAATGCTTAAAAATTTAAAAATCAATGACACTTCTACGTTACCAGTTGGTGTATCTAAACAATACCGGGCATCAAACACTCTACTGGATGGATTGATTTTATATACAAGCGGCTCGGAGAGTGGTAGTCTATACGGCACTTCTCCAGCTTACGATTATCTCAACTATTCGTCACTATCGGGGTCAGAGTTTGAAGAATTTCCTCTTGCATACACAAAACAAGAAGCTGACTATGCCGAATTTAAAATAGGACAATCAGGTAGTGGATTGTTTTTTGCCGAGAATGAACCTATCAACAAAGATGGGTCATACAAACGTATAGTTTTCGATTCAATAAACAATTTTTACTTCAAAAACGATATTATAAATCCATTTAGCGTAGCCAATGAACTACTTATCTTT